ACTCCAACCAGTCTTCCCCATATGTGCAATCGTCGTGCTCCACTCCCCAGCGACTGTGCTTCCCGAGCATGGCCGCGTGCTCGATCCTGAGTGCCTCCATGAACAACTCAGGGTGCTGACCGGCCAACCAGAACAGCTCCCATTTCTGCGACGCTGGACAGAACCAGCACGCTGATTTGATAGGGACTGGCATGCCCTCGGCCTCGATCCGTGCCACGCAGTCAGGACGGCTCCAGCCCATGTCCTGCAGCGGGTACTGGTACAAGAAATGTTTGTCTTCCAGTTTCACCTTCTTGCTGCGTCGGATGTCTGCAGGGCTGCTGTCGTAACCAATCAATTTGATAATCTTCTTATCGGTCTGCTGGTACCGAGTCCAGAGTGCATGCGGCTCGATCTTATTGTGGTGAGCTTTGCAGCCCATCAGCGCATAATCCTGCGGGGCCTGCTTCCACTTGATGCTGCAGGACTTCATACCGAATGCGAGACTGGGCAGTGTTTCGTTCTCACTGCAGTTGCCGCCCAGATCATCATATGGCGTGCTCTCCAGAGTGATCTTCTTGCACTTGGTGATCAGGGGCCAGTCACGCTTCATCAGCCACATGTTCATAGTGTGTAGCTGCTTGTATGTCTCCGGCTTTTCGCCTCCAGTATCAGCGAAAGTAATGATGTCAGGACGGATCCCAGCGTCGGCCAGTGCCATCAACATCGCGGTGCTATCCACTCCGGCCCCGTAGCACACGTTGAGCGCGTGCCCGTCTGCCTGTAGCTGTGCCAGTCCTGCCAGTGCTGCTGGTGATTTGCTTGTAGTGATGTTCATGCGTCTGCCTCCGTAAGTATGATGTCCTTTTGACGTTCTAAGTATGCCGCTGCTCGGTTGCTCATAGCAGAGCGGATCAGGCCGTTGATGTACCGAACCGCTCCTTCGCGATCCCCCAGTTCCATGTATCTTCTAGCTATCTCAAGGTGTCGGTAATATTGCTTCATGATTATGCCCCCAGGTCAGTTGCGATGATGCTCGCCAATGTGTGCTTGTGAAAGAAAGTGTGGTCGATTTTCTCTTCCAGCTCGATGTACTTTCTGGCCAGTTCAGGACGGTGTCTGGCAGCGTTCCGCAGGTCATTGGGTGACCCCATGATGCAGAAGCAGCAGCTCAGTCGTTCGTTGCCTTCAGCATACGCCCAGTGTGGCTCCTGACCGGATCGCCTAATCTGGGTGAACACCATGTCGGTAGTCCAGTCGTGCAGCGGGTACCAGTCGTAGACCTCACGTCCGGCTGCGTTCATCTTGTTACCTGTAAGCCTCCACCCGTCGATGAACTTCTCCTTGATGTTCTTAGCGCGTGCCTTGGATTCCGCTCCCCTGATGCCCATGCAGTTCACTGCCAGCAGCTTGCCGCGTCGTTTCAGGTCACGTCTGATGAATGTCAGTATCGGGCCACGCTTCAGGTCGCTGGTGCACTGACGTGTGGACGGTGAAGGCCATTTGCCGCGCTCTTCTACCATCTCCAGAAACGTCTTCACCGAACCGTCTTTGCGTCTGGCCTGAACCACGTTCAGCTCCTGACCGGCTGGCAGCGTTGCGTTGATGTGATCCTGCGTGCCGTGCCATTCCACCTCGCCCAGATCAGAGTGGATGTACACCAGTTGATCGGCAGGGATCAGTCTGGCCAGCAGTGAGGTCATAGCTTGTGAGTCCTTGCCGCCACTGGTGCTGCAGTAGAAGATCGCGCCTCGCTCGATTAGGCTATGGAGATTCATGCTGCACCCCCAGTGATCAGAAGTATGGAAATTATCAGGGCCACCGTAATGGCGTGGTCTGTCAGTTGTGCTCGTAATGTTTTCATAATCAGTATCCTTGATTTTTGATGGGTAGCTACCCCGTTGCGTTTAAGCTGGTTCCCAGCTTACAGGCGTAATGGTTACGCTGTCCAGCGATTTCGCGCATTCAGATCAATAAACTGTGATTTAGATCACATGTCCGCGCTTTGGGAGCGTGTGTCTGGGTGCCCAAAGTATCGGGACAGGATGCAGACACGCTGCAGGCCCCTAGATATGCGGATGTTGCTGCTGGTCTCGAATGTCTGTCTAAACGGCATATACCCCGCAGCTCAGGGCTGTGGGAGCGTGGTGCTGTGGCAGGCCAGCAGCGGCAGGGGCTGTAGCAGCTGCAGCGGTAGCTCCCGTGGGACCATGTATTATATATACCTTTAAGACTTAAAAGGGGTATATATAGAGAGCATGCGGTCTGCAGCGGTGTCTCGATGGATGTCTTGATGATGTCTTACTGTGTGAGATCAGCCGTGCTTAGACATCTACTGGTTGCTGCAGGGTGCCAGCAGCAGCTACAGCGGCCTTAAAACGTGAGGCTGCTACAGCGTGGCTGCTGCAGCTCCTGCAGCTGCTACTGGTGCTACAGGCTGCTACAGGCTGCTACTGGTGCTGCAGGCTGCTACTGGTGCTGCAGGCTGCCAGCAGCTGCTACCAGTCACGGATCAGGCTGCCAGTAGCTACAGGCCACGGCCCGTGCGGGCTGGGAGATACTGCTGGCCGCTGCTGGTTACTGCCGATCTGGCTGCAGGCCACGCGCCATGCGGGTTGCAGAGGGTTTTCGAGGAGGCCGACCCGCTGTCTGAGGGGGGCCGGGCGTTTTTCGCTACGGGCCCTATAGCCAAAAGCACACTCAGCGACCAATATGTCAAAATGTAACTGTTATATACGAAACGCTCTCTCCAGGTGGCAAAAGGCCCCCTATGCTAAAAATATGAAAAGTGGTACCATGCAATTCGACGTTGGCCTGGGTGCGACCCAACTGCGCTTTTCGCAACTGTGCGGGGGCCGACGCTATAAAATTCTTAGAGGAACAATCCGATGGCTTCACGACAAGAACGTATTGATGCAATTGTGGCCAGGGAACGTGCTGCAGGAAAACCACAAGCGACTGCGATCAGCATAGCGATGGCAGAAGTGGATAGAGCTCCTGCTGGAAGTACGACTCCTATTTACGATAAGGCTGTGGCAGACGCCAAGAAGAAGGGAAAGAAGATCCCTACAGCGATGGATTAGACGATGGCCATCAACCGCAAATTCCAAGTAAACGTCTCTCCGGCAGCGATCCTTGCTGCACGAAAACGTCTGGGGCAGTCCCTACCGTCGGTGACCACACCTGTGACCGCGTGGACTAACCCCTATTTCGGGCAGTATAATATCGACTTGATACATGCCGTGAATGTGTCCTCCACAGAGAATGTGTCGATCTGGATCTGGCACGACCCTGCTGGTTCGACGTATGACGACAACAACGTCCTGGTGGACGAGTATGTGCTCGGACCAGGTGACGTGTTCCAGCTGTTTGGGGAGGGAGGCATTGCCGACTACCAGGACGGTGGGACTATAGGCGTCAAGGCGTCTTTAGCCAACTCAGTTAATTTTAAAGTGTACGGAACGATAGAGTCCGAGACGGTGCAACCAACATGAGCCTCAATCATCTGGTAAACTCTAAGGGAGAGACACAGCTGGCAGAGGCTGCAGAGGCAGACCTTGCTGTCGCAGATCGAGGCACCAAGAATCTGGACGCTATTAACGCGACCCATCTGGAGCTTAAATTACTTAACGCACGTATCGAGGAAGCCTTCGATACCCGAATCAACGAAAAGGACATAAGCTAATGGCTATTTTACAAGCAACAACTAAGACGGGAAGCGAGTACACTCTCCGGTGCACGGACGAGGGAACTCTCCTAACTCAATCAATCGTCGAGCAAGAGATCGAGCACGCCTCCGGTAAAGGAGATGCGTGGGCATTTGACTCCGGTGAGCGGGATATCGACGCTGGAGACACAATGCTGTTTATCCGCAACGACTCCGACCGACCGCTGGTGCTAGACCGTGCGGAGATTAACGGATCTAATGTGATCTGTACGTGGGATGTCAACATCGGCACAGAGCAAGCCGTCGCTGCGGGGGCTGGTGCTGTTACTCCTACAAACCTGAATACTCGATTTGCTGGTGCCGACTCAGACACCACAGTGTTTTACGACGAGACGGTACATGCCGACGGCAGTCTCGTTACCCGAGTGAAGACAGCCATTAGTG